ATCGTCTATTTCATGCGTCTAGGCGGTGGTGGTGGCGCAATGGTGGTGTGGGCGGTTCAGTAATTGAACGGGCGCTGCGTGACCAGCATGACCGGATGAATATTGTTGTAGGTGAATAGGGGGCAGAGAATGATTTATAAGCGAGCAACAAAAAAGCTTCGCGATGTCGGGATAACCGACATTGTTATTGTTAAGGGGGCGTGGGGGCCGTATCCGCGCTCTACGGTAGCAAAGCGCCAAAAATCCAAGTGCTTCGCCACTCCCAACGCGGCCGCGCAGGCGGTGATTGATGGGTTTCGTCCTACGGTAGAGGAAGGAGAGGGCGAGTAAAATACAAGACCCGATCCGCGTGAAGGGACGCGGATCGGGACTCACCAACAGGCGGGAGCCGTTATAGTATCTATCGTTAAATCGCATTACTTTCCTTCACCTTACATCAAGAATACGTCAAAATACGTATTCTTTTACGACGATTCGCTAAAAACTTGCCGAAAAAGCACAATTGTGCTAAACTAGTGACACACAACGGCGGGAACTGTTGATTGGTCGGAGTCCCTTTATTTTGACGATTGGGGGATGGCTGGCCGGTTGATTGTTCTTGCCGTTTTTCTTTACAATTTATCTGATACCACCCTGGACAGACGCGGCGGCGGTGATTCTTACGTCGAGACATCAACCAGGGTCCAACCTGACAAATCCGCGTCCAAAGGTTGGTAGTGGTTCAGTTGCATTCTCCTTTGGTTGAAGTGTGCTCGCAGTGACCTGAGCAGAATGGGACATATAGGTCTTATAGGACTCATATGTCCCATTCTGCTACAGGCGAGAGAGTAGGAAACTCTATGTTCGACACAGTGACCAGTATTGCGACCGTGGTTTGCTCCATCATCGTCTTGGCCGCCTTGCTCTGGGTGTTCTATCAGCGTTGGCGCGTGGCGGATGTGCCCCAGCGGCAGGAGATGGTCGAAGGGGCGGTCAAGCGGCTGGTAGAGGCCGCTGAGCAGATGTATAAGCAGCCGGCCAGCGGTAACGCAAGGTTTAGCTGGGTCATGAATCGCTTGTCGCGCCGGTTCCCCGATCACGAATGGGACGATCTGAGCGATGCGATACAGGCCGCCGTCTACCACCTGAACCGCGACAATGCGGCCCGCGACGCCATCATTCACCGCAACGGGGTCACGCGCAATGTCGAGCAGTAAACGAACCACTATCGGGCAGGACGCGCAAGATTTAATCAGTGCTGAAATAGGAGAGACCGCGCGTAACATCACCATCGGCAAAGACAACGCTCACGCGACCGCAGATGTAAACGTAACGCTAGGGCAGGTTGCCGCGATGTCGGAGCGCGAATTGAATCAGATTGGAATGTTGGCGAGTAAGTTGGACGCCTTGGGCGATGACGTTGCGGCTTTGGTGCGCGAGTTGACCGGAAATCCGCAGTATGGATCGCCCGGCGTGGTCCAGCGTCTCAATAGTGTCGAAGCGCGCCAGATGTTCAATCGGCTTATGCTGGCGCTCTTTGCCATCAGCGAGATACTGCAATGGGTAGCCATTATCTATTGGTTGGCAACAAGGGGCAACGGATGACCGACGACGATTGGGCAACCGTGGCGGTTTCTGTGTTATGGCTGATGTTAATGGCGGTGTGGCTGCTGGCCATGCCGCACGGGGTGTGACGATGGCGCGACCCAGATCTGACCGGCTTGACGCCGAATTGGGGTTGCTGCACGGCAAGCCATTGACTGAGCGTGAGGGTGATACGCTGCGCGCTATCCTGGCCGGCTGCACTACGCGTCACGCCATTGCTACAGAGATGATCGTCACGCACGGCACTGCCGCGGCTCACGTTTGGCGACTATACAGCAAAACCGGTGCTCACAACATGGCTGACCTGGTGCTGATGGCGGTAGGACGCAAGCCTTGTGTCGTAGATTTATCGGAGTACAGGCAATGAGAATAGTCACCGATGCGCAAGCGACCGCGCTCTTGGTCGCGCTGAATGATTTATTTCTAAATCGCTGGACGATGGAGCAAGGCAACCTGTTTTGTGCCTACACGCTACGTATCCCCACGGCGGACGGCAACCCGTTCGTTTACCATCGTGCGATCAAGCCGGCCCACATCAACCACGAACCATACCGCACGGCGTTACAGTTTGCTGACGAGGTGTGTGAGCGTTACGGGCGCTTTCTCCTGTTACGTCCTGAAGATGCGCAATAATTAGTTGACGTGGGCTTTAAGTTGTGCTACGCTAAATGAGACAGATTCTCAATTGCGCGTAGCCACAGATAAGCGATAGAGTAGGGGAGCGGGCGTTGCCCGCATCATGGCCCTAAGTGTATTAGTACCGAAAGTACCGGTTTGTGACTGATGAGAGCCTTTTTCCAGCGTCCGAGAAAATACCAGGGCAAGCAGAGAGCCGCAAAGCCTACAGTGCCATCTCTGAGCAATTGCGCGAGTTTGTCTGGTGGCAAGATTATCTGTTGCTGCGCGATCGGGGCTGGGACTGGCGCAAAGCAGTGTACATTGCCTGGGCATCGTCGCCGACCATAGAGCGCCAACCGGCCACACAGGAGGGTCTAGCGCAACAGGTGCTAGGGCTGGCCAGTGACCGCATCATTCGCAAGTGGCGCGAGAATGAGCCGGCGATTGATAACACGGTAGTCGAGTTTCAGGCCGCTCCTTTGCTGCGTCATCGTCGGGACATTTTTGAGGCGCTGATAAAATCGGCCTCCGACCCAGATCCGAAGAGTCACGCTGATCGCAAGCTGGCGCTAGAGATGATGGGCGACTACAAGCCGAAGCAGCAAACCGAGATAACCGGCAAGGATGGGGAAGCGCTAATCGTGGAGTATGTCAACAACTGGCGCGATGAAGATTAAGCTACCCTTTCCGCACGCTGGACAAAGGGCGGTCAGAGAGCAGGCCAAGCGCCACAATTGGCTCAGTGCAGGCAGGCGGTGGCGAAAAACTACCCTACTGACCGCGATTACGGTAGAGGCCACGTTGCGGGGCGGTGAGTATGTTTGGGGTGCTCCCACGTTCGATCAGGTGCGCATTGCGTTTCGAGAAGCGAAGCGAGCAGCCGGTGGGGTGGCGGTGTTTAATCAGTCGCAGATGACCATGACATTGCCGACGGGTGGACAGGTGTTCTATCGCTCGCTGGATGATCCCGACAATGCCAGAGGGTTGACCGCCAACGGAATCGTCATGGACGAGTGCGGCGATATTCGACCGGAAGCCTGGTATGAGGTGCTTAGGCCCATGCTAATTGATACCGGTGGATGGTCATGGGGGATTGGCACCCCCAAGGGGCGTAACTGGTTTTTCTTTGAGCACGCCACCGCGTTGAGTAGGTCAGATTCGGCAGCGTGGCAAGTGCCTACGGTGGGTTGCGAGATTGTGGATGGGCAACTGGTTCGCAAGCCACACCCGATGGAAAACCCGAATATACCCTTTGACGAGATCGCCAACCTGTACGCCACGATGCCAGAGCGTACCTTTCGCCAAGAGATTTTGGCCGAATTTATCGAGGGCGAGGGCGTTGTCTTCCGCAACATTTACGCCTGCATGAAAGCGGAGCCGACAGCGCCAGAGAGTCACGAAGGGCATATTATCATTGCCGGCCTTGACTGGGGTAAGCAGAACGATTTTACCTGTACCTCTATCGGGTGCGCTACGTGCAAGGTCGAAGTGGCCCGCGACCGGTTTAATCGGATTGACTACGTGTTTCAGCGTGATCGACTCAAAGAACTTTATCGGCGGTGGCGAGTGGGCAAGATTTTGGCAGAGAGCAATAGCATTGGGGAGCCAAATTTAGAAATGCTGCAACGTGACAACTTTCCGGTTATCGGTTTTCAGACGACCGCTAGTAGTAAGCCGCCTCTGATTGAGAATTTTGCGCTCGCTCTGGAGCGCGTTGAATGGCAATTCCAGCCCGATCCGGCATGGACGGCTGAGCTAGAAGCCTTTGAGCGCAAGATTAGCCCAGCGACGGGGCGAAGCACCTACAGCGCCCCCCAAGGAATGCACGATGACACCGTGATCGCACGTTCGCTTATGCTCTGGCAAGCCCAACAGCCATCCACCATGCAAGTTGTCCCTCAGTCTGTCAGCATCTTCGGCAACCGTGACAGGGCATCCAAGGAACTAGAGCGAGGGGGTAGCCGTGGCCGGCGCTAAACGACGAAAGAACAAAAACATAGGCCATAGGCGGCCTATCTCATCACCCCAGCCCGTCTCTGAGTTAATCGGGCGCTATGTGGCCGGCGACGCGCAAATGACCCTCTTCCGTTCCCGCTCGTGGGTCAAGACGGTTGACGAAACCATTCCCGACTATGAGTTCTACGACCGGCTAAGACGCGGCAAGGCCAAGGGGTACACCTTGGGCGGCTTGTTTGCCAAGCGGATTGAGCGGGTGATTGCGTCGTGGGTGCTTGGGGGTGGGGTGGTTGTAGAGCTTTATGAGCGTGAGGGTGAAGATCTGCCAGAGGATGGGGCCGAATACACCAACGCGCTGCTAGTCGAGTTTATGACCGGCTTACTTGATTCCGGTTCCGACTATGCCGACCCAGACCAGCCACCTGACGACCGCGATGATCATAGCTGCAGCCGGCTGATGGCCACCTACAAAGATGCTTTGGGACTGGGTGACCAGTATCTCATCATCAATGCCGACGCGTCGCTATCGATGCCCTCACCCGATACCGTGACCGTCAAGCGTGACATCCTTGACTATCGCCGCGTGGTTTCGGTCACGATAGAGACGCGGTTGGATGGGTACGTCATCACCGACGAATATAGGGCGGATGGTCGGGCCGTCATTGTGCGCAAGGGTGAGCAGGTGCTGTCTACCGAGCAATACCAAAACCTGCTAGGCGTCATCCCCATCGTTCACATTGCCCACGATAGGTCGGGCAACGAAACCTATGGTCACCCCATCCATGAGGAGCTGCGGCCATTGTACGATCAGTACGATGATCTCATCTACAAACAGTTGGACGGGGCAAAGCTCCTGGGCAACCCCTTGCTCACTTTTGCTGGGATGGAGGACATCAACGCCGTCATCAATGCCAACGACACCGCGGAGGATGACCAGTACTACGACAAGGACGGCAACCTGGCCAACCGCAAGCAATTGAATATTGATAGCAGCGCGGTGCTGTTGATCGGCAAGGGCGGATCTGCTTCCTTCACTTCTCCCCCCGTTGGCTTCACTGAGGACACCAAGACGGCGCTTAAGTCGCTTTTCCTCCTGCTCCTTGACCACACCGGCATACCCGAATTTATTTGGGGTGGGGAGATGGGCAGCGCTCGCGCTTCCAGCGACACGCAGATGAGCCAGTTCGTGAAAGATATCGAAGGCTGGCGACTGGACGCCGGTGGCTGGATTGTACGACTGTGCAAATTATGGCTGATGACCAAGGCGCTCACCGACCCGAAAATCATCGTGGGTCGCCTGGCGTTAGAGTGGCCGCCGTTGGTGCAAGAAGACAAGGAAATCCGGCTCAAGTACGTCGAGTTGGGCCGTAAAGAGTCGCTGTTGACCGATGAAACGGCGCTTGGCCTGCTTGACCTGGTTGACGACCCAGCAGCCGAGACAGAAGCGGCCCAAGGCGAGGCCAAACAGCGTCAAGAGGACATGATGGCCATGAATGAAACCGCGGCCTTTGGTGGGTCGCTGAATCAAGCGCAGAAGGACGCGCAGAACCAAGGGAGCAATGAATGAACATAGGCATGTTTGAAGACCTGCACGCTTGTGCGCAGACGCAGATCGAGCTACTGAAACGGATTGCGCTGACCCAAGAGGCGATATTGGCAGAGATACAACAGTCAGTCGCCTTGACCGTGACGTTGCCGACGGGTGACGAGCCGGGGCCAGTGGTGAAGTCGCCAGAAGCGACGGCACCAAAGCGGGGGAAGAAATAGGCTGTGGCACTGAGTTACCGGAGTCGGTTTTTGGCTGTTCAGAGAACCAACGAACAGGCTATGGCAGAACTGTTTACCACCCTGGCGCGAGCGATCGCCAGTGAGGTGACACGCCGCGCCGACGGTGACGGCAATGTGCCACGCAGCGCCACCTTTGAGATTCAGCAGGCCGCCGGCCAACATGTACAGCGACTATTTTTAGGTCGCAACCAGCGCGGTGAATTGGCGCCATTCGACACCCTGATCAACGGTGCTGTGATTCCCCTATCGCCCTACATGCGCCAGTTGTGGGAATCAATCCGGGCCGCGGTGCGAATCCCGGTTGAGCAGAACGCCGTCATCCTGACCAACAAGTTGCCGGCGGATGTGCTGTCGGTGATGCGAGGGGCGGTTAGGAATCCCTTTGTGGTGGCCAAGGGTGAAAATAGGACAGATAGGACGAATGAGACGTATATGTCCTATGGCTCCTATAAGTCCTATAATTTGGTCTCAGAACAGGTGTTTCGCCCCAATCCGCTTGCGGTCTACGACGCTCCACATGAGTGGGTAGACCCGAATGGGTATCGGTTGTCTGACCGGGTGTGGAATAGTGCAGGGATGACCCGGCGTCACCTGGATTTGTACCTTGACACTGCCATTCGTGAGGGCCGGGGCGCATTGCAGATGAGCCGAGAGCTAGAGCGCTTTTTGGTTCCGGGTCGCACGCTGACCACGAACAAGCCCTATAGCACGAACGCCAGCTATGACGCCATGCGGCTGGCCAGGACGGAGATTAGCCAGGCGAGCCAAAGAGCGCACATTGCTAGTGCGGCCATGAATCCCTTTGTGGCGGGGATGAAGTGGAATCTAAGCGCCAGTCATCCGCGCTATGACATTTGTGATGAGTTGGCCAAGGGCGGGCCGAACGGGGACGGGGTGTATGAAATTGCAACGTATCCGTCACGTCCACACCCCCAATGTCTATGCTATAGTACTAATGTCATGGTCGATACTGCGACCTCTGACAGTCTCATCGATGAGCTCCGCCTTGACATTCAAAGCGCCCGGCAGGAATTTGTCAACCTGGTGGGGCCGGTGCAAGTGGAAGCGTTTGAGCGGCTGTTGTTGGGGCAGGGACTGACGATAGAGCGGTCGGGGCTGGGGGCTGTGTCGCGGGTGATTGTTTCGCCTGTCGTGCCAGTTGTGCCGGCGGTGGCCCCTGTCGTGCCAGTTGCGCCGCCTGCTATCCCGCCGGCGCAACTGGCACGACGGCGGATTGCCGAGATTGAGCAGGCCAGCAGAGCGCGGTTGGCGCAGGTGGATGCTGAGATTGAGCGAGTGCGTAAAGTCTTGAGCGATCTATCGCTGAATATGGACAAGCTTGAGCAGTCACTTGCCAAGCGCGCCGGCACGCCCCAAGAGGCCCAGATACGCGCTGCTCTGGACAGGCAAAAGGCCGCGCGGCGTGGGTTGTTTGACGAGCGCAGAGCGCTACGAATTGAGCGCGACGTTATAGAACAAGAGCGCATCATTCGGACGCGTGGGGCAGTGCAGGTCGATAGGCCAGCGCGCTTGACGATGAACGCCACAGGCATTGACGACGCGGTTAGGCGCCATTGGCAGCGCAGCACGGATGAATTTAGCCGCTTGGTCAGTGCGGATGTGGCCCCAATGCGCCCTGTTGAGTTTCGTGAACTAGCGAATGGTCGGGCACATTACGATCCCAATACGAGGGCTGTAAATGTGGCCGCAACCACTAGGGAAGATACGGTTGTCCACGAATTGGGCCATTGGCTAGATAATCATAGTCCAGAGGTTCAGCGCAAGGTGACAGCGTTCTACAACCGGCGCACACAGGGCTACGCCCTTGAACCGCTGGGGGCGGGCTTTGATGCCAGCGAGATGACGCGGCGAGACAAGTTTCTCGACCCGTACATGGGCAAAATCTACAGTGACGGGGCTACCGAGATTGTATCAATGGGCGCTGAGTATTTCTACAACCAGACCGCCCGGATGGCGATGGAAGATCCAGACATGTTTGACTTTATTTTCAATTTACTGAGGGGGCTATAATGGCCGTTGCAATACAGGTAAACGAACTAGTTGCCGTATGGAATGGGCGCCAGTGGGCCGGTAAAGATACGTCGCTAGTGGGGCTGCTCAACGCCTTTCGCGATAAGTCCCGCGGCTACCTGCCCGACGAAGTGAACGCCCGCGCTATGTGTCAAGCGGCGCTAGGTGACGCACCGTGGAAAGTCATTCGCAGCGACCCGCAGCCGGTTGAGCCGGGCGTCGTGTACTAGAGAGGAACATCATGTCGAGAAATATCGGTATATCCGTGGGTGAAGTACCCGTTAGCGCTGCGGCGCCATTTCCGGTGACTGGGGCCAGTGGTGGCAGCGGGGGAGCGTTAGAAGCGAGCGAGGCACACATTGGGGAGACTGGCGGCAATCTAATCCGCGTCTCCACCGAGTTCACGCGGCCTAGCGATACGACCGCTTACACCGCCGGCGATGTCGTGAGCAATAGCGACAGCGCTACAACCCTAATCGTCTTGACCAGTGCGGTACGGGTCAACGCCGGGAGTGGCTACATTGTGCGCGCCACT